AAGAGATTGGCAATCCCTTTGGCTTATTATCGTCAGCCGGTGCGTTTGAAAGCACAGGACTAGCGAACATAAACCAACGCTTACTAGCATAATCATAAATACGCTGAGCGAATTCATAGTCACCTTCGCAATACGCAACCGCCGCACGTGCAAATGCTTGCTGTGCATACAGTTCGTTATCTAACATGTAATAATCTTTTAGCAGGGCCATCGCCTGATCTGACAGATCTTTATCTCTGTCCAGATCTATGGTTATCCCTTTGTACTTTGTTAAATCCACTAGTCAATTCCTTCAATAGATAGCTCACACTTTTTGAGGTCCGCACCCGGAATGTCATAGACACACGCATCAAGCACTTCTGTGACGATTTCTGTGATTCCATCTTCATTCCTATGTTCAGGCGAAACTTCAGTTATATCTATTTCAAACTCTAAGTCAATCTTAACTTCAACAGTCATTACCAGTTAGTCCCTTCTGTCTGCTTCATCAACTCAATCTGTTTCTTCAGGTACCACAACGCCTTCTCTGCATTAGCGATGGGATCACCCTTAGTCCACAAACGAGTACCAGTATACTTGAGAAGATTACCATGGCAATAATGAATAGCGTGATAAGGGCTAAGAACATCGACGATGTAATCAATCGTCTCAATGTTACCAGCATTGTAATGAGATGGTTTGTTAATCTCATCGTACATATCATCCTCTACTAGATCTTCTAACAGGGCATTCACCTCCGGTGTTAAATCACCACGAATATCTTTCAAACTCATCATGCGCTCCCATGTGTTTTAGAACTAAAGTCTAAGGTAAAAACATTACCATCTTTTGTGAAATTTGGTTTCTCGTCTTTCTCAAGTGCTTCTACAAAGTCATCGACCATGTCGCCGTTCAACGCCAAGAATGCTTCTTTTACGTACTCAAGAAAGTCTTCATCCTGTTCCATAATAGTGAGTGTTGTAGCCATCATGCCACACACTGAACGTATCTGCATTAGCTCATCTTCACTAAGGGAATGATTAACTTCTTCTTCCATGTGACAGCCAACTACACCAGTCCATTTACCTTCCTTGTTGAACTCTGGGCTTACTACAATAGCAAATGAAGTTTCTTTTGTTTCAGTTTCTTCTGTCATTATATTACCTTACGATTTTCTTGTAGGGAAATGGGATAACCTGTTTAGGTAAAGGCTTAGATGATTTCTTCTCGTCTATCCATTCCTGTGGGACATCCTTATCCGCATACAGGAACCCGTGCTTATCACACCAATCAGCATACGTAGTCTTAGCACCCTTGCGTAACTTAGAGTTACTGTTACTAAATACAAATCGGATGTCTAAGTCTTTGTGCTGTTTTTGAATGGCGAGATGCTTCATACGATCAGCAGGCGTGAACCTGCCTTTCGTTTCTATGATTATCCCATTGGGAAGTAGGAAGTCTGGTGTGTACTTCCTGTACATCAGATCTTCCCACTCAATCTTGAAGCATTCGTATTGGGCATCACACTTTCTATCTTTCAGGGAATTTAGAACTACATGTTCTAAGCCTGATCGGTAGCCGTGACGTATTGCATTACTTCTTACTTTGCTTCTCTTTATACTCATCTGCTATCTCTACGTATGCAACGATAGGCGGTTCCTTCGCCTTAGACGCAAGGGCAGGTAGTTCCTGCATGTCAGGCCAACACTTGTGTCTGAACCTACACCAACCACATTCTTCACCTAGAATCTTGTTGCCTGTAGGCTTAGTCCTGAAAGTTTCTTCAACTGGTTCAAAGCAACGCTTGAAGTTGTTAGCCTCAAGTGAGTCAGCTTTCTTAGCTACGTCATCAATGATGTCATTGACTTCAGGCTTCATGTCCCACGCAGATACATACTTGAACTCGCCATTAGCTTTGTTGACTACCCACCAACCGCCGGGATCAACTCCAAGTGCTCTAGAATAGCCTGCTAGCTGACCAATGTAGCCAAAGGCGTCATGCTCTTTCAGTGTTGCATAGTCCTTAAACTTGTTGTTGTAGGACCATTGTGATGCTGACTTAATATCGTCAACTCTTTTATCCATAATTAAATCATGGGTGCCGTCAATCTTGTGACGACCTGCAGTCAATGTGGATTTAAAGCCATCACTGAAGTCTACACCTGCTTCTGTCAACACTCCTTTGAAGACAGCTTCCACGATGTCGCCAATCATCATGTTCATCAGGAAGTTAGCAGGCATATCAATGCCTTCCTCTGGCTTGTTCTTTTCAAACCAAAGTTGGCACTCAGGACGACCGATGTTGGACATACGCAATGTGAACTTACGTTCCTTTTGATTGAACTGTTTACGTACAGCTTCCTCAACGTCACGAACAATGCGAGCGATGGTGGCATCTGACATGCCACGCTTCGCCTTACGCACATCCTCTAGATACTTATGAATTCGTATCTCACCGGGGTGTGTAACATTCATTACTCATCTCCATCAGATTCAATGTCGATGAAGTCTTCCACTAGTGCCTCGTCTTCAGCATCCATCTTCTGTGAACGCTTATCGTTCCAAGAACTTACGATGTATTCATTGTAGTTATTAATCCACTCAATGAAATCAGTGAAGCGGCCTTGGTCAGTCTCAGACAACTCAATGCCATCTGTCATGTCTACTGATGCAGTAGGTACGTAGAACTTGGCACCTGTTGGGATGGACCGTTCATCTGCACCACAATCAATCCAGTGCTGTACTGGTAGGCGGCGTTGCTTAGCCATCTGAGTGAAGGGTTCACCCATAGTCTTGAACGCATCCCGGTTATCAATCTCCCAGATGAAGGGTTGGACATCCGTGTCCACTTCATTGCCTTCGCCATCCACTGCGTTGACAAGCTGTACTTCACCTAGAATGACACGCACACGCTTGATCTGCTTGATCAGTGCCTTAGTGTCATCAGGTAAAGCCTGAAAGTCTTTGATGTAACCTGCGGGCTTGCCACAGTTAAGACCACCAGTGTTATCCTTCAGATCTCCATTCAGATCTTCAGCCATCAATGTCTTGATGTACATGTTGTTAGGTGAGTCATAACGCTTGTACATAAAACGCTGTACGAACGCACGAATCTTTACACTCTCAGCGTAGATGAAAGTGTCGTCAGGTAACTGAAGACGGTACATACCTGCCGGTACAACCTCCATGTTCTTCATCTTACCTTTGACTTCAACCTGTCCCATGACTGGTTGATTCCAGATGCGTAGACGTGGCAGAGTCGACGACTTCGCCTTGCTGTCTCCCGCCATATCCTGAGTCATGCCCATGGCCTTCGCCATTTCAGCGAAGTTACCTGAGTCTAATGTTGCTACTTGATTTGTCATTTCAGACCTCCTGTTGTTCAAGCCAGTTTACACCAATTTTTGCTTCAAGCAATAGTGGAACATTAATATTTATTGAAAATCTTTCATCAATGATTTCTTTTAGGTCACTATTAACTGACCCAATTACACCCATTACCTTGTCCTCCTCTTCTGGGTGTATGTCAATTACGATTGAGTCGTGCACGCTGTTTACAATACAGGACTGTAGACCTTGCATGCGGCGTTCAATCTCTAGCAGTACTGCAGGTACAATGTCAGCAGTTGCGAATGACTGCACAGGATAATTCTTAATCGCTGTGAAGTTAGTCACTGTGCCATTGCGTCTACGCTTAGTTCCGGGGAACTTAAACTGCCTACCACTGGGAGTAGTCATAGCTCCTTTGGATAGGACTTCTTTGGCTAACTCTTGGTGCCATCGTCCGATTCCTGCATACTTAGTTGTGAACTGTTCGTAGTAGGATGCTTCTGCAGGTGTTCTGCCGAATCCTGTTGCGCCGTACAGTGGAGCGAATGTATGTGCCTTCGCCTCCTGCCTAGAAGTTGGTTGACCCGCTTCCGTAATAACCTTCGCCGTGTATGAGTGGACATCAAAACCCTCCGACACTTCCTTGATTGCTACTTCATCCTGAGACAGGTACGCCGCTACACGAAACTCTAGCTGAGCAAAGTCAGCCTCCATGATCTTACCTCCTGCAAATCTGGAGATGAACACCCGTTTTACAGGAAATGTACCACCTCGTGGCATGTTCTGCATGTTGGGGTCACGGCCTGAGAATCGTCCAGTGGATGTCATGTGCTGAGTAAGGCGCACATGTAGCTTACCATCTGGCTTAAGGAAAGTTCTAATACCTTCTACGAAACTGCTCAGGTACGTGTCCACAGCACTGAGTCTGCGGATCTTGTATAGAAAGCTGACTGCCTCATCCATACCCTTGGACCTAGCTATGCGTTCTAAGAACTCAAGGTTACCCTTACTGGTACTGAATCCATTGGCACTGTGCCACTTGACTGATGGTGCAGTGAACTTCAGTCCTGCTAGCTCATTCAACTCTTTCAGTTGATACCCACGAC